CGCGGCATCAGCTCCCCCGGCCAATCCAGTCGGCTATCTCGTATTCAACCTTGCGGGGACTGCGTACAAGCTTCCCTATTACAACGCATGAGGAAGTAATGACGATTACTGCAAAACAAATGGTAGCGCCGCAGCAATTAACAAATGCTGACGCCCTCTACTACACGGTACCGGCAAACACGACCGGCGTAATCAAGCGCGCGACCTTCACCAACACGAGCGCGGGCGCAGTGACGATCACGGCAAACATCGTCCCCTCGGCCGGATCGTCGTCCGCCTCCAACCGTGTCATCGATCCGCAGAATACGACGCTGTCGGCGGGTCAAACATACATCGCGCCGGAACTGGCCGGGAAGACGATGCCCGCCGGGACAATGATCCGCATGCTGGCAAGCGCGAATACGGCAGTTACCGTCGCCATCGATGGCGTTGAGATCGTCTGACATGTCTAGCGTACCGCAAGTATCGAATGCGCGAATCACTGATCTCGAGCGCGCAATGCTCGACATGCCGCAGGTTGAAATCCCGACCATGCATGACTTCGCGCCCGGGCTCTACATTCGCACCATCGAAATCCCTGCTGGCACGGTGCTAACCGGTCACGTGCACACCACGGAACACATTTTCATCGTGTCCAAAGGCGACCTCACGATTGCGACCGAGGACGGCATGCGCCGAGTTCAGGCGCCGTTCCAGATGGTATGCCGGTCGGGCCTGAAGCGCGCTGGCTATGCCCATACCGATGTCGTCTGCACGAATGTGCACATCACGCCTGAAACCGATCTGGCGAAACTTGAGGCGCTTCTCATCGAGTGCCCGCAACTGGAGGCGCCGCGCGCGCAGGAGGTAATCGAATGAGCTGGGTAGCGGCAGCAGTAGCCGGCGGCGCAATCGTCGGAGGCGTCCTTTCTAGTGACGCGTCACGCAGTGCGGCAAATAAGCAATCGGATGCAGCAAACAATGCAGCGGCCCTTCAGCAGCAGCAGTTCCAGCAGACCCGCGACAGCCTGCAGCCCTTCATCAACACCGGGTATGACGCACAAGGCTCCTTGCGTAATCTTTTGGGCCTAGGTGCGCCAACCGATGGTGGTACCTACGGTAGTCTGATGAAGCCATTCGATGCGCAGGCATTCGAGCAGTACAAAGACCCCGGCTACCAGTTCCAGTTGCAGCAGGGTCAGCAAGCGCTACAGAACAGTCAAGCTGCCCAGAATGGCGTGTTATCCGGTGCCGCACTTAAAGACCTGATCGGGTTCAACCAAGGCATGGCGAACACGGCCTACCAGAATGCCTTCGGCCGCTACATGACGCAGAACGACGCGACATACAACCGTCTGTCGTCGCTGCTTGGCATTGGCGAGAATGCCGCGGCTGGCGTTGGCAACACCGGTGCGCAGGTTATGTCCAATGTCGGCAACACCCTTACCTCTGGTGCGGCTGCGCAGGCTGCCGGCCGGGTCGGGCAGGCAAATGCCCTGACCGGCTCGATCAACAATGGCATGGGTTACTACATGCTGAACAATATGACCGGCGGCAATCTGTTTGGGACTGGCTCAGGCATCAGCGGTGCCGATGCTGCAGCCAGCCATTCGGCCGGTATGGACTACATCAACAGCCAACTTGGGAGCCTGTAATGGCGCTCGATCCAACCATCCCCCTGCAGGCTCAGGCTCCGAGCTTCGACACAGCACTCAAGCCGATTTCGTCTTTGCTAGGGATCCAGGCCGCGCAGCAGCAACTGCAGACTGGACGCCTCCAGCAGGATCAGTTGCAGGGTCAACTCCAAGAGCGGCAGAACCTGTCTCAAGTCGACTGGAACAAATTCCGCGACAAAGATGGCAATCTCGACCCGATTGCAGCTGGAAATGCAGCTTTGCAGGCCTCTCCTGCCTTCTATGGCCCGCAATTGGCGAAGCAGTTCAATGATGTCGCCAAGGACCAGATCACCATCAAACAGGGCATGCAAAACCTGAACAAGAGCCAGCGCGAAGACATCGGTGCCGGTCTAGGCGCGCTCGCGATGGATCCTCAACTATCACCGGCCAAAGTATTGGACTGGGCATCGCAATACAGCGAGCAGAACCCCAATGCGGCGCCTCTGCTGATGACGGCACTCAAACATGCGCCGAGCGATCCGGCCGGCCTCAAGCAGTGGCTGATCACCGGCAGGAATGGCGTGTTGGCCCCGGCATCGCAAACCACAAATACGACCACCGTAAGCGATGGCGCTGCAACCCACTTTGTGCAGACAAACCCGTATCAGCCTGGCGCTATGCAGGAGGTGGGCCAGCCGATCGCAAACAAAGTCGGGCCAATGCAGCAGGAAGAAATCCAGAACGATGCCCTTGGCAACCGTTATATCGTGCAGCGCAGTCCGAATGGCGCAATCCTCAACACGCGTCCCGTCCCCGGCAGCTACAACGCGGTCACCAGTGCGCCTGGCGCCGGCCCGGCTATGCTTCCACCGGGTGGCGCTGGTGCCATCGACGACGCCCAAAAAGAAGTCACCGCGGCGCGCGCTGCAGCGAACAACGCTCCGATCATGCATGACCTGAACCGCTCCATCATCGCGGAGGCTGACAAGGGGCTGAACACTGGCTCGCTGGGCGCACTCACGCAGAAGCTTGCCAGTGCTACTGGCTACAGCTTTGGTACTGGCGAGAAGGCTACCGATTACAACGTGCTGGGCAAGCTGCTGGAGCGCTCGGCCCTCCAAGCAGCCCAAGGCATGGGGCCGCATACGAATGCCGGCCTCGATGCCCAGGTACGGGCGAACGGTTCGCTCGACTACACGCCGCAGGCAATCCGCAAAATCGCCGTGTTGAATGACGCATTGACCAGCGGCGCTGAGCATTACCGCTCCGGCCTGGAAAACGCGCTGCAGGCATCCGGCCAGAACCCGGCGGCTAAGCGTCAGTTCGACCAGCAATGGGCGCAGAACTTCGACCCGCGCATTATGCGACTCGAAAACGCTGCAGCATCGGGCGACAAGAAAGAGATAGACGCCGTTATGCAGGAGCTTGGCGGCCCAAACTCCAAAGCCGTGCGTGACCTGCGCACGAAGGCCGCGAACCTGCAAATACTGATCTCGAAGGGGCACCTGTAATGGCCGGTCCGCTTGATAATGCGCTCGCGATCCTCGGCGGCAATCAGGATGCTCCAACACCGGCACCCGCCGCGCGCTCCAACACGGCTGCGCTGAATTACCTCAACGACCCGAGGAACCGCGCCGCGATCATGGCCGACGCCGATCGCATCGCCGCGATGCGGCCAAGTGCCGCCGGCACGCCTGCGCCTGCCACATCGGCACCTGCGGACGGGCCTCTGTCCGGCGCACTCGCGATTCTGGGCGGCGCTGCGCAGCCGGCTCCCGCCGCAAAGCCTGCGCCGGCGACGGCTGCCGAGCCCAGTGCGTGGGACAAGCTCAAAGGTGCCGGCGAGGCTGCGCTTCACTTCGCATCGACCATCCCGGCAACCATCCCGGCTTCCATCGCTGCAGTGTCGCAGATCGTCGGTGGGAAAGAAAAGTATGGGACGCAGGACATGGTGCGCGCTGCCGAACAGCGCTTTGGTCAGACCATGGACGATTATTCATATTCACCGCGTACCCAAGTCGGTCAGGAGTATGCGCAGAACGTCGGTAATGCGCTGGAGCGCACTGGCGTCCAAGGCCTTCCTCTGAACGTGCTGAACGAGGCCGGAGCAGCCGCACGACCAGCCCTATCGATGGCAAACAATCGATTGCGCCTGGGAAGCGCGGCACCCACTGCAACGGATACGGCGGCCGTGCCCACTGCTGCGAAGCCGCGCATCAAGCTCAACGTCGACGGAACGACCACACCCATCACGCCGGCAGCAGATGTGCCACCGGCTGCCGCTAGTTCCGCGCCGCGATCAGGTACCGCTGCAATGAGCGATGGCCCGCTGCCGGCCGCAGAGCAAGCACGCCGTGCGCAGGTATTGCAAGACATCGGCATCCAAGACGCCCGCCGCAGCGTCATCACAGGAGATCGCAAGTCCGGCGCTACCGATTACCAAACCTCACGTCTGGATAGCCCAGCGGGGCGCCTGCTGGCGTCCAAGTTCGACGAGGAGCGCGCAGCTCTGGAGAACCACGCCGATTCAATCGTGCGTGGCAGCGGCGGCACGATTGGTACGGACCAGTCGGCATTATACGGGCGCGGAAACACGGTAATTGCACCGCTCGACTCCCTGAAACAGTGGTTCGATAACAGGGCCGGCGCACTCTATCGCGCAGCCGACGAGCAGTCCCAAGGGGTTCCTACGCCGCTCGATCGCTTCCGCTCCGTGTTGGCTGATGAATCCGAGATGACAAACTCGGATCGCGTGCACCTGCGCAGCGCCGTGAATGCCTATGCGAAGAAGTTGGGCATCTTGGGCGACGAAGGAGCGTTGCAGGGCAACGCACAGCAGGCCGAGACTATCCGCAAATTCCTGGGCGAGAACTGGTCTCCGGCGAACGGCAAGTTCGTCGCCAAGCTGAAAGATGCGCTCGACGAAGATGTGATGTCTGCCGCTGGTGGCGATCTATACGGCCAGGCACGCCAGATGTGGGCGCTGCGCAAGCAGACGCTGGACAACCCCAACGGCATCGCGAAGATCATGGATGCGTCGGGTCCAGAGGGCATCAACCGTGCAGTTCCGGTCGAGAAGATCCCGGATGCACTGGCAGGCATGCCGGTCAAGCAGTTCGGGCACGTCGTCGACACGCTTAATAACCTGCCGCCCGAGTTGGCCGACCAAGGGCAAGCGGCGCTGGGCGAGATCAAGGCACAGTTCGCTAACAAGGTACTCGATGCCGGCCGCTCGACGAAAGGCCAATGGAACCAGAAGGCTGTGCGCGCGTACCTCGCCAACAATAGCGAGCGGATGCAGCAGGTATTCACGCCAGAGGAAATGGGGAAGTTTCGCACGCTGCTCGATGCGGGGGATATCCTCGCCACGGATCAAAGCTACCCGGGCGCCGCAGCACAAAAGCACAACCTGTTGCGCACCGGGACTATGGCGGCGATCAAATATGGCACAGCCAAAATTGGGGCAGCAGCAGGACCAGTTGGAGCAGTAGCCGGCGCGGCTGCAGGCGAGAAAATCGCTCAAAAGCTCAGCGATGCATCTTCCTTGAAAGCCGCCCAGAAACGCCTAGTTCCAGTCAAAAGTCTACTCGACGTCAGGGAGTAGCTCCCACTCCACAGGAATTGGCGTGTCATCACCAGGCAGAACTGCGACGGAGGTGTCTGGTGGTATTTTGCTCCCAGCGCCGTGTCCACGAAATACATCGACCAAGAAGTAGATCGCTAACCACAAGACAAGAAGGGCCATAACGGTTCCTAAGTAAGCCGCCTAGTGCGGCTTTTCTTTTTCCAGCACCCAGAGAGGTGCTTTTTTTACGTCCAGAGGATAAACATGGCAAGCCTGATGCCCACCGGTAAACAGCAGTATTTCAATCCGACATCCGGTCGACCATTGGCCGGCGGGTTGCTCTACACGTATGCGGCTGGCACATCGACGCTAAAGACGACATGGCAGGACTCGGACGGGACGGTTCCGAACACGAATCCTATCATATTGGATTCTACCGGTTCCGCTTTGGTCTATTGGGACGGGGCATACAAGGTCGTTCTCAAAGATGCGCAGGGCAATACCGTCTATACGGTCGACAATTACAAAACGGACCCGTATTCGCTGCAATCCATTCTGCCGTCTCTAGCAGAATCATCCGGCTCATCCTTGGTCGGCTTCCTCCAGTCAGGCGGTGGAGCGACCGCGATGACGGTGCAAGACGCTTTGCGTGAGCGGATCAGCATCAAACAATTCGGCGCCAAAGGCGACGGCACGACCGACGACACGACAGCGATTCAGGCGGCCATTACGCGCGCCGGAACCGCTGGGCAACTGCGCTGGCCGGCAGGGACGTATTTGTGCAAGCAGCCGTTGACGGTAGCTTGCCAATGGATTGCTGAAGGCGAAGTCACGATCAAGTTTTCGAGCATCAGTTCGACATCGGACTGCATCAGCATAACTGGCGGCGCAACCTATCAGAAGACCATTTTTGATGGCTTTACGGTGGATTGTCAGGCCACCGGACGCGATGGCGTGGTCCTGTTGAATGGCGACCATCCGCGAGTGAGAGCGCATGTGGTGAATGCGCAGCGTGACGGCTTCGCGGTGTTCTGCGGTGGCTTCGACTGGGTCGAGAATGCCGACCTGGACATCTATACCGAGGCGAACGGCCGGCATGGCATGCGCATCGAGATGTGGGGCTCAAATGGTGCGTTCTTCAATGAATCGTCGCTGCGGCTTGAGGTGCGCGGCGTCTCGCTTCGGTACAACGCGGGCAACGGCTTGGCTGCCCTCTGCCCTGGGACGGCGGGCGGCGCCAAGATTGCATCCCTTCACATCACGCAAATCAACTTGGATGCACAGCGCGCTGCAGCGGTGGCAGCCGGCTTCGATATCGGTCAGAACCCAATTCGTCTGGTTTATTCGGCAGGGGGCACCAACCTATTCCAGGCCTGGAAGATCGATGGCGGTGGCTTCGAGACAACGACTGGCAGCGATGATTTCAGGTCGCCATATCTGATCTACGCTGACAGCGGTGTATCGGCGCCGTATTGGGACGTGCGCGGCATTGTCCCGGGTAACTGGTCGACCGGATCCGGAGGCGCCTTTGGCCTGACGGATTACATGTTTCATTCCTGCAAAGATAACGGTGGCGTAACGACGTCGCGCGTCATCAGCGGTTCGAGCCTATTCAATGCATATGGGGCAAGCTCGACTTTCAATATCGATATCCCAATCCCCGAGCTTCCGGACAACGGAAACTACGGCACCACATATGCGTCCATCCTGTATGACCTGACGTTGAGCTATCAGCAGTTCTCCGGCGCTGGTCAGGAATTGTATTGCCGGCGTATTGAGATCGGCTTCAACAAAACGGGGCTGGGCGCGTACTGGCTATCCGGCATCGTTGTCGCCTCCAACATTGGCACGATGATCGCATCGGTCAACAGCGTCGCGATATCCGGGACAAACCTGCGCGTGAACGTGACCACGGGTGCGGGTTTCGCAGGCGGCGGTGGAGACAACCACATCCACGCAGCACTCACGCGCCTATCAGTGGCTCGCTCCTGAACCTAGATTTTCAACCACAACCCTGAAAGGAAACACATGAAACGCATGAACATGGCAACCGGCGGAGACGGCAAACAACGTCCGACCGAGCAGCAGAAGACCGCGCCGAAGAAAACCACGCCGACGAAGAAGACGAAATGAACTCGTGGAGATCGCGCGCCCTGGCTGCTTCCCTGATGCTGCTGGCGATCTACGGCCATGGGTGGGCAACTCACCAGTTGCCGAACACACCGATAGACATGCTGCTTTACCACGGCAGCGGCGCGCTTATCGATCTCCTCATGCTGTACGCCGCGCCGGCTGTCCTGAGTGGGCGGCTGTGCATGGATTCTCAGAAGTTGCTGCTGGCATCGATTGTCGGGAACGCTGTCGGCTGGCTGCTGTACATGGCATACGCGCCACCTGTTTTCTACAACGTCTACATGGTGGCGTTGACGTATGCGCAACTGATGCGCCTAATTTATCCCGACTGCCATGCTGATCCTACTCGGAGTGATCTGGTTCGCCATTCTGGTTGTATCAGGGGTGGCGGAAATCCTTGAAAGACAAAACCATGCAAGAAACCGAAAACGTCAAATCGGCGATTGAGTCCGCGGCTAGCAATCCAACGGTTGCGGCTGCAGTCGCCGCTGGCAACATCTCGATGGGGTCGCTCGTGTGGCTCGATATCGTTCATGGGCTGCTATCGCTGATTTCACTTGGGGTCGGTATTGTGACCGGCCTCGTCATCTTGGGCATTCAGTTGATCCGACTGGAGAAGGCCTGGCGCGAGCGCGCGCAGGAAGGAAAGGAAACCATATGAGCATCATCGACCACATCCGCGCCGCGCGCAAATCGTTCACCGTCTGGCTCAATGCCCTGCTGCTGGCCGCCTACCCGTTCGCTGACTCGATCATCGCTGCGGTGCATGACAACCTGCCTGATCTGGCGCAGTACCTGCCGGCGAACGTGTTCAAGGCAGTAGGCCTCGCACTCGTCGTCTACAACATCGTGCACGCGTCTCGCATCGCAGCAAAAGCAGCCAAGGCAGCGCAATGAACCCGGCAGATATGAAGCCGTCCGGAGCATGCCGCGCGCTGGTTCGCCAGTTCGAAGGCTGCCAGTTGCAAGCCTATCTTTGCCCGGCCGGCGTCCCGACCATCGGCGTCGGTCACACGAGGGGCGTGAAGCTGGGCGACCGCTGCTCGCAGGAGCAGGCCGACCTGTGGCTCACGCAAGACCTGGACGATGCTGGTGCAGCCGTGGCATCGCTAGTCAAGGTACCGTTGACACAGGCCCAGTTCGACGCGCTGACGTCATTCGTGTTCAACCTGGGCGCTCGCCGGTTGGCGCAATCCACATTGCTGACCATGCTGAACAAGGGCGATTACGTAGGTGCGTCCGGGCAGTTCATGCTTTGGGTCCATGCTGGTAGCAAGGTTCTATCCGGTCTCGTTAAGCGCCGCGCAGCTGAAGCCAAGCTGTTCATGCCGGCCGAGGTGAGGCCATGATCGGTATCGACACCATCGATCGCTTCCTGACCGGGCTGGTGATCGCCACGGTGCTGGCTGTGGCTGGCTGGTTCGGCCTACACCACTACGGCGCCGAGCGGTATCAGGCTGGCTATGCTGCAGCCGCAGACGCGGGCAAAGCCCAGCGTGACCGCGAAGCCGCCGAAAACCTCAAGATCGAGTCCGACCTGCGCCAAACGCTGGCCGCACGCGATGCCGACGCCACACGAAAGGATCAAGAACATGCCCAAGCTCTCGCTGATGCTCAGCGCCGCGTGCGCGCTGGCACTGACCGGCTGCGCTGCCCGCCAGCCAGTCCCGTACAATCCGCCGCCGCGCCCACAACTGGACCCACTACCAGCGCGCCTGCAACTGACGGAGGCGGACCGGACCTTATGCCGGAGGCTGCTGCTGACGTTCTCGGCTACGGAGCAGCAATTGCAGGCCTCGTGTCACGGTATGCCGAGGTCGTCGAGCGGTTCGACGAGTGCCGGGCGGTGAACGCGAAGTAGTCTGTTGGTATTTTTGTTGGTAGCTACGCCAAAATATGTCTCGCTTTCATACTAGAATTCTATCCCGGAAGAAGGAGCAATTGCGTAATCCCAACAACTCTCATCATGTCTCGTGTTGCGCGCTTACCCAATGAAGAATGGCGCGAACAATGCTCATCAATTCTTGTCGTGTATTATCTCATCTCATAATTTTGTTGGTACGTTTTGATGGTATGTCGCCATCTCGGTCCAGCATATACCAACACGTGAGATATAGATGCGATTGACAGACACTTTTGTGCGCCAGGTCAAATTCAGCGGAACAGGTGCAGGCGACAAACATTCCGATGGAGGAGGCCTTTATTTGCTGGTCAAAGCGGCCGGGAAATACTGGCGCCTCAACTACCGATATCTGGGCAAGCAGAAGACTTTGGCCCTTGGCGTGTATCCTGCCGTATCGCTTTCAGTTGCACGTAAGGGCCGGGACGCAGCGCGTGAGCAACTGGCCGTCGGCATTGATCCAAGCACCTCGAAGCAGGAGGCAGCGAAAGAGGCGCAGAGAGCCGCAGGGACGCTTTTCGAATCCGTTGCGCGAGACTGGATCAAGACTACGGCAAGTCAGCGAGGTCCGGAAACACAGCGACGTCTCGTCAACTGGTTCGAGAGAGACGTGATTCCATACCTAGGTAGTCGTCCTATCAACAGCATTCGCCCCTCCGATATCTTGGAGACCATGAAGCGCATACAGGCGCGCGGCTCCCTGGATTCAATGCATAGGGTGCTCGGCTACATCGGCAAGGTGTTCCGCATGGCAATGGTAGCAGAACTAGTTGATCGTGACCCAACTATAGGTATTGCAGATGCATTGGAAAGGCCAGTTGAGCGGCATTTTGCGGCGATTACAGAGCCTGCAAAAGTTGGCGCTCTGCTCCGGGCCATCTATGCTTATGAAGGGCAAGCCGTCATCTGTGCTGCCTTGAAGTTCATGCCTTTAGTGTTCCAGCGCCCTCATATGATCCGAGGGGCGGAATGGACCGATATCGATCTGGATGCTGCTGAATGGCGTATCCCGGCAGGGAAAATGAAGATGGAGAATGATCACATCGTCCCACTGGCGCGCCAGGCTGTCGAGATACTTCGCGGGCTGAAGCCAATCACCGGCAATGGTCACTACGTGTTCGCTAGCCTCAAGCCCGGTCGCTCGATGAGCGAAAACACGATCAACATGGCCCTTCGAAGCATGGGATACGACAGCAACACAATGGTGGGCCATGGATTTCGCGCCATGGCGCGCACGATCATGGATGAGGTGCTAGGTGAGCGCGTCGACCTGATCGAGCATCAACTCGCACATACGGTCAAGGACGTGAACGGGCGCGCCTACAACCGGACCGCTCACCTACCTGCGCGCCGAGAGATGATGCAGCGCTGGGCCGACTATCTGGATCAGCTGCGGATCGGCGCCAATGTGGTGCCTCTTCGCAGCGCATGAACGGGGTCACGCGTGCTGAGACATCCAGGCGCGTATGTCCTCTACCTTCCATGCCGTGATGCCGGCAGATAGCTTGACAGGCGCCGGGAAGTCGCCAGAACTGACCTTCCTCCACAATGTGGCAGGTGAAAATGGGATCACCCCGACGATCCCCTTCCCTTTGTTGCCGATGAGTTGAGCTTGGCGCACGTAACCGGTTTGCGGCAGAGTGACATTCGTTTCCATATTCTCTTACTCCTATTTCGTCTCAGACTTCGACTGCGTAACTGCAGGCCAAGTGCACTTGCTCAGCGCGTGGTTCCCGCCGCACCTCGTGCACTGAGCGGTCCACATCTCCCACATCAGCCGCCACATGGTCACGGTCCACATGACGGGCTCCGGGCGTTGTGCGCTTCGATAGCGGCGATCTCGTCTTGCATTGCAGCGATGAGACTGTGTGCGAAGATTTCGTATGCTTGAGGTCCGCCGCACGCGTCGCCCCACGCGATCTGCGCGTTCTCCCAGATGTTGTGGATGCGCTTCTCAACGCGCTGCGCCGCATCCTTCTCCACCGTTCCCGCTGCGGGAGCCGCGCGCAGTCGAGCAATTTCAGCTTCTAGTTCAGCGATGCACTTGTCGCGCCGCTCGACTTTCTGGTTTGCATGTGCAAGCCCTTCTCCAGCTATTGCCAAGAGAACGTTCTTCAGTGCGTCCACGCTCATGCTTTCTCCTTCTCTATAGCTGCATCGATACCGCACCCGATGTCCTCGTGGTCCGCCGGCACAAAGAGCGTGACCGTGAAGCCATTGCCGCCGCCGCTTGTGGTCGCGTGATCCTCGATGTATTCGAACCGCGCGCGCAGGCGCTCGATTTCGGCGCTAAGCTCCATCGTGCGAGTGGTAAGTTCACCGAAGCCCCTTCCAAGAATTGCGCGCTCCCGCCAGAGGAGTTCGACTTCGGCGATCAGTTCCTCGATGACCGTTGCCGCTTCCGCCGATGGGCGATAGATGCCGCTGCTGTGTTCCCGCAGCCATTTACACAGCGCCTTCAGCTTTTCGATATCCATTTCATGCCTCCTTGGCGAACAGGTCGAGCGTATGCTCGTCGCGGTAGACCAGATTTCCCGGCTCAGCGAATGCCGTGCAGCGCGGTTGCCCATCCGGGCCGTACTGCCATGCAGCCGGATATTTCGGATGGTCGACCGGGTATGCGTAGGTGTCGGCGATGATGTCGCAGCGCTCGTTGTCATCGCATTCCTCAAGTGGCGCACCTTCGCGCATTGCACGGTCATGGGCGCACTCGCAACACCATCCAGCGAAGAACGCTTCGCCCTCGTCACCATTGCTAGGCCGGTATTTCTGGCCGGCGAGCCCCTTGCAGGACTCGGCCCATGCTGCCGGGTAAATCGGAACGGTACGCATCAGGCTTCCCCCTTTCCACTGTTCATAGGTGTAGGGGCGGCAGCGATCCGCTCCATGCGCGCGTCGAAGTCCATTGGCGTGCGATAGAACAGCTTGCCGTTCGCGCGATCGCGGTAGACGTGGACAAGGTTGCCGCGTGTAACGCCTGCGCCGGCGGCAACGCCAATGTGTTCGTACTCACCACCTTTGCCGATGCAGGTGTAAAGCTCGGGCGCTACCCCAGCGGTGCGACCGTCGATGTGGGCGATGAGGGCGGTCCATGCTTGGCGAGCGCCGACGGTTCGCGTGTACTCGTCGCAACTGTGCGCTGCTCCGGACCAGTTTCCGATCTTCGACTGAAACTCTGGCGAGTCGATGCTCGCCGTCTTCCGTTCTGCCAGATCGCGCTCAAGCTGGCGGATACGCTCGGCATACGGGACAATGGCGTCGCGTTGGCCTTGGCGGTACTGCTCAACGGTGTAGAGCGGCGCGCGGCTATAGCCTTTCTTCTCCCAGTGCTTGTCGTGATCCCAAACTGTAGGATCGCCAACGCCGTGCGTGAAGCAGTTGACGACCTTGCCATGTTGGAGCCAAAGCGAATACCGATCTTCAGGCAGCGCCGGCAGTTCTTCCCCCATAGGGGCGGCGTCTTCAGTATGATTTTCAGTTATCATTGGGTTATGCTCCTTGTGTATCGTTATCGGGTGAAATCTCTGACCGGGCTACTAAATAAGCAAGCCAGGGCGGTGAATTTCGTCTGGAATTACTGCAACGATCGGCAGAAGGATGCGCTGCGATTTGGTCGACCGTGGCTGTCTGGCTTTGACCTGAATAAGCTCACCGCTGGCAGCAGCAAGGAGCTTGGCCTTCACTCGGGCACGGTCAATGCGGTGTGCGAGCAATATGCCAAATCTCGATTGAAGAAAAGGCGCCCATTCCTGCGTTACCGTGGCAAGAAATCCCTGGGGTGGCTTCCGCTCAAGGGCCGGGACTTGAGGCGCGAAGGGGATGCTTTCCGCTTCGCAGGAAATACCTTCCGCGTCTTCAACAGCCGGCCGCTGCCCGAAGGGAAGATCAAGGACGGCACCAACTTTTCGCGCGACTCGCGAGGTAACTGGTTCCTGAACATCGTGATTGATGTCTCCACGCCTGACACCGATGCCCGGCAACCACTGCGCGGTGTCGGTATCGATCTCGGGCTGAAGGACTTCGCAACGCTTTCCACAGGCGAAAAAATAGAAGCACAGCGGATCTATCGAGGTGCCGAAGAAGCACTTGCGTTGGCACAGCGCGCCAACAAGAAGCGGCGCGCCAAGGCAATCCACGCGAAGATTGCGAACCGTCGCAGCGACTTTCTGCACAAGCTGTCGGACCGCATTGTCCGGCATTTCGACTACATCGCAGTGGGCAATGTCGGCGCCGCCAGACTCGCAAAAACCAGTATGGCGAAGTCTGTTCTTGATTCGGGCTGGTCGACCTTCCGTAATCAACTGGCGTACAAGGCTGTTAAGCATGGCGCTTGGTTTGAGGAAGTCGATGAAAGTTTCACCTCCCAAACCTGCTCGAATTGCGGCGCTCTGCCCGATTCGCGGCCGAAAGGTATCGCAGGCCTTGGAATAAGAGAGTGGCAATGTAGTGATTGCGGTTGCGTGCATGATCGTGACACCAATGCTGCGTTAAATATTCTCCGTCGCGGACGTGCGACGCTAGCTGTAGGAATCCCCGGCTTTTAGAGCGGGGAGGACGTCAATTCCCCTCCTGTGCCGCGCTGGAGGCGATTGCTGCGCGGGCCTTGTCGATGGCCTCGCGCGCGCTGTGTGCCCAAGCCTCGGGAATCCAGCCCATCAGCGGGCCGGTGTCGCCATCTTCATTACGAACAAATACGCGGCAGCTTTCGCCGTCCTTGGTCCACGCAATCCACGCTCCACGTTCAGCCATAAAATCCAGCCTCGCGGCATCCTCGCCAGCATTCGCTGCATGTGACGCGTCCTTCTCTTCGGCGGTGCGCTTCCACGCCATCATGCCGCGATAAAATCGGTCGCACTCATTGGCGCCAGTGATCAGCGCATCGTGCAAGTCTTGCGACAGGTTGGCATTGGTTGCGTGCAGCCGCAGGCGATGGGCGGCGTCCGTTTCAAAGTTGCGCGCCACTGGAGCCGGTAGTGGCGCATCAGCATCCCTGCTGGGTGCTTGGGCGCTATTCGTCTCGGATGCAAACATTCCCTGCTTCCATTTGGGCCACGTCTCGACAAGGTCAGATGCACGCTGCAGGTGAGCAAGGAATTCAGATTTACTGTCTCCGACCACGCTTGCCGTGGTGGCCTGATTGCACAGTGCGCGTGGATCATCGCTACCGCACGTTCCGGTGCGTGGCTCGTCAGCGCAGCAGATGACACATCGAGCACTTGCCGTGGTGGCCTCACCCATGGCTGCTGCCTTGAAGATTTCGCGGTAGCGCTTGACCTCTTCTAGCAGGCATTCGGCGTTTGCCTTCCAATCGACAGCCACCCCGTCCATCTGGCTGACTGCGCCGGGCGGGTTCTCGGCCCGGTGGCGGCACTCGGTCTTGCAGATCGAACCGTTGCCGGGGCATGCGCCGCAATCAGGAATAACACGGTGCTGGTCGATGATCGCTTGCACCTTGTCTGCGGGGTCCCCAGACCAGCCGCCAATGGCATGCTCAAGCGCATCAAGTAGCTCGTCCATCTGGCTGACTGCCTGCTGTGCGGCTGGTGCAGCATCGAGGATGGCGAGGTAAATCGTGAACCATGTTGCGTTCGCATCCTGATACTCCGCTTTCGCAGCCGCGATCATTGCGTCAGTCGGCGTCACCGGCATCAGCTTGTATCCGTCAGGCGCTACGGGCGCGGCTTTCTGGCTGACTGCGGGCGATGCGAGGGCGGCGCGGACGACTGCTACCGGGTCGTATCCAAGCTCGTGAAACCCCTGCGCATACGCAAAGTCCACGAGCCCTTGAATGTGCCCCAACGCTTCCTCCGGCCCACTCGCCACTGCCGCTACGCTCGGCTCTGCGCGGCGGGCGAGGTCGATCAGGGCCAGTGCCTCCTCGCGCGTCAAGCACAGCCCTCCGTTGAGTCGATTGCTCGCCAGCGCCTCCAGCTTGTCCAGGTCGACGCCTGTGGTCTGGTTATCCATTGTTCTGTCCTTTCTCTGCGCTGGCACCAACTGCCCAGCAAATCATCGTCGCGTAGCTGCTCGCGGTGCGGTGCACCTTCCCAGCCTTCTCCAGCGCCTTCATTCGACGCAGCACCCAAGGCGTTTGCACGCGCGGCCATTTGCGGCGAAGGACGTTCTTGATCACGTATGTCGGAAGCATGCGTCCACTTTCCACGACCACGACGTCCATGATTTCGCCATCGGTAGGTAGGATGCTCAGGCTCATGCTTCGCCCCCATTCAGGGTGTTAGCTGATCCCTTGGGCTGGCCTTGCTCGGCGATGACCGCTTCAACTGCCGCGCGCATCGGGCCACTCGTATTTTCCAGCGCCTTTTCCGGCCCTTGATCCTTGACCAGCATTTCGGCGAACCAGTTGTTCAGTCCGGGGCCGGTGAGCCTCACGGTTTTTCCAGTGCGCTTCATGCTGCACCGCCTTCCTGGGTGTTAGCTGATCCAGTCTGAAGGGCATCCGCGCCCGCAGCGGCGGCCTCACTGTCCGCAATGATCTGGTTGAGGGTTGCAGAGATCGCGCCGCAGGTTCTGTATTGAACGCCGCTGTGTATCAGCGAGTCCACGAACTTGAACTTCAGGGATTTCACTTTTTCCAAGTCATAGCTGGATATCACTGGCGCGCTGTCTGCCTGATTGCGGATTGCCTCGGCGTTCTGTGCGCCGGCCGACGGATCTCCGATCTGGATGCCGAGATTGCGCACCAAGGCAAGGTCATATTCCACGTCCCCAGGCTTGAAGCCCGCCAGCAGTGCATCGCCAGATGCGCAGATGACTTGGCGTTTGGTGACTACTTGCGCGCCGCCTTGGACGTTCTGTGTGCCGACAGGAGCTGCCGGGGAACGGGTCGAAGGCTGCTCGATCTTCATCCACTTGCCACCGAACTTGTCGCACCAGATCACGCTTTTGATGTCGTACTGGCCTATGCTGACGAAGCACTTCTTCGCCAAGCCGCTCCACAGGACGTGATAGATCATCGGGGCATGAGCATCGTCGCCAGTCCAGTGCCAGTATTCGCCTCGCTCGGTCGGCGGCTCGGTCGTCCACTGCTCCTGTTCGGCCTGCGCCTGTCTTGCCAGATATGCGGCAATCGCAGCGCGGTCGAATTGGCGCAATGCGAAGCGTGCAGGCAGTTGCGACATCAGCGGCTCAGCCAGCGCATCGATCTGCTCATCCGTCAGATCGCCGGTCGGCTGCTCTGCGCCATCCTCGCCCATCATCTTGCCGGCCATCGACAGAATGCCTTTCAGCGTACCGGCGACAGCGTATTTCTGAGGCTGCGTGTCAGGGATGGCAGCAACGACGGTGTCGGTGATGGCAAGGTAGCCAAGCAGTTCCGCGCCCGCGGCTGCAAACGCGTTCGCTAGGGCTGTGCGCTTCGTTTCGAATTCAAAGTCCATGTGTCGCTTTCAGTAGTTGTCGTTGAACTGCACGTTGTTCTCTGCTGCCCACGCGTGCACGTATTCGATCAGGCTGGTCATGGCATATCGGGCCATCTCAGATTCCCCTTGCTCTTGTTTAGCCACTCAGTAATGATCGTCAAATTGAAGTGGTTATGAAGGCCGCAAACTATCTTCGATTGAAGCGGTACGATGTGGTCCACTTGAGCCTTAACCCCGGATTGCTGGGTGACCCGTTCAGCGCACTCGTAGAACTTCTTCATGAACTCATGGTTTGCCCAATGCGGGGTGGCTCGCAATTTCGCCGCACGCCGTCTTGCAGTAGCTGCCGCCTTTTTCCCAAGGTTCGCAGTTGTCCAGGCAGCGGCCTGTGCCTTAAGGCGCTCGGCATTTTCTTCGCGCCATGCTTTGCTGTATGCCCTAATTTCTTCAGCATTCGCCATGGCATATGCTCGCCTGCTGGCCGCTGCTCTTTCCGGGTTCTGTCGGTACCACTCTCGGCCTCTGGCGTTATTGCACTCTTTGCAGCTGGCCATGAGGCCGTCTTTTCCTTTAGCCTGCGGAGGGAAAGATCCGAACTCTTTTTCAATTCCGCACTTTGAGCATTTCTTCATAGCTTCACTTCCAAAACTGCCGCCGTAGCATGTAGAAAATCGAGCCACTCACTGAATTTCGCCTTGCCATACTCACGCGTCCTCCTACCCAGCATCACGACTCCGCCATTCACCCCTGCTGCAAGTCGTGGCTGCAGTTCCTGCTCGAATGTTGCGGTCAAAATATCTTTCCACTCTTCCTTCGTCAGCCAGGACATCGCCCCATTCACCGGCCACTGCCTCTGCTTGCTGAACGCTTCCAGAATCGGCCACTGGGCAGCGTTTTGCTCAAGTGACCGACCAGCCTCTTTGCCGTACACAAACCAACCTTCAGGCAGATTTGCGACCTGCTCGGCGACGTGGCGACGGTTCGTCGGGGTGATGCGGAACACGCGCTTCTCCATCGTCAGCCCCAAGCCACAGCTTTCAGCGAAGCGCGCTGCTGGGCTAGCCCTTCGATCTCTGTAATCAGGAAGCTGATTTTGCTCAGCAGCTCTCCGCCGTCCGCCAGCAGCTTGCCGATCGCTGCACCATCCGGAACAGCATCGCCCTCAGGCTGAGCCAAGCGAAGAACCTGCGGGGCGATGGCTGCGAAAGCCCCGCACATCACAGCAAGGCGCTTTTTGGCATCCTCATGCGCTGCACGGACGATCGAATACTGGCCTTTGGCGATCACGTCGTCTTGGCTGTATGTGGTCAGGTCGATCATGCTTGCTCCGCAAGTTGTTGCGTGATCTGGGCTTTGCGCTCGCTGGCATGCTTCTGAAGCGCTTCTTTGCTGTTCGGGTACAGGGCCACAGCCGCCTTCAGGTGCTCGCCGATTTCCTTCACGGTGCCAGCGCCTTTGATGGCGTTGACAGCATTGGCAAGGCCCACGCTGTCAGGCACAGCCGGCGCGTCATCTTCCGTTTCCATGTGAAGGACGCCCTTGTGCCAAAGGTCGAGCGCGGCACCGAAGCGCATCGCTGCATTGCGCAGTGCGTCGCCGATCCGCTCTTTCATGGCATCGCCGCCGGTCTTGCCTTGTGCGTCGCCGTAGCCCAGGCGCGTCACGCCGCAAACCGTCAGCTTGATCCACAAACCGCCATCCTTGTCGATCGCCGGCAAGCCTTTCTCGTCAGTTGCCAGCGGCTCCCACGACCACGCCGGATCAACATCCAGCAGACGATCGGTCAGCGCGGCGTGGCCTACGTAGTCCAGGTGCACAACCTTCGGGTGGTGCCACGCTCCGCAGATATTGCAGCGCTCGCCGGCCTTATAGTTGTTGCGCACCTCCTCCGTCTGCGCCTTCGTCGGCTTCGGAAGCTTCGAGATCTGGTGCGGCTCAAATGGCTTTCTGAGCATCTTCAGGCGCTCGGCGATGTCTTTCTGTTCCATGGTCATCCTCAGAAGGGCAAATTGTTCTCTCGTACGTACTGCTCGTGCTGCTGGCGTTCCTGCTCGGTCATCATCGGGCGCCATGGTTCGCCACCGGCCGGCTCGACCGGCTTAGGAGGCCACAGGGTGCGGCGCTGCGCCGTCTCTTCGTGCCAGTCGCGCGCCTCAATCACATCGCGCTCCCGTGCTGCAGCACGCATCGCTTCTCGGTACTTGCGTTTCACGTCGGTCCCCATAATGGAATCGGTTGATTAAGGTCATCCAACTGCTGCACTTCCGCCACGATGAACAGGAAGGCCAGCAGGAACACTAGGGCTGCGGCGGTATGGCGGATCATGGGAGACTCCGGCCAATATCGGCTGCTGCCCGTACAATGGCGCGGCGGATGGCGGCCATCTGGTCATCGCTGAATCTCTCGATGATCGGAGAGTGATAATTCCGTTTCGATTCGTATCCGCAGAACACGCCGCTTCCGTCTCGGATCAATTCGGGCATGCGCCTTACCTTCACCGCCAGCCGCAGCGCGTCGCCATCGTCGGTTAGCGGGTTCCAGTTCGGCCCTACGCTGCCGGTCGTTTCCGGCTTGCTTGGATCAAGCATTTTTGCCATGCTTGTGCCGGTGAACTTCCAGCCATGCATGCCTGCTGCCTTTGCAGCCAGTTCGAGCAATTCGCGATCAGTATTCATGGCATCCGCTCCAAAACTCCATCCAGCACAATCGTCATCACCAAGCCCGCAAAGCAGATCAGCGGGTTCGCCTCAAAAAAGTCCAGCTTCCAGAACAGCAGCGATCCGATGACGTCGCGGCGCGGTGCTGGCTCGGCCTGCTCCTGGCGGCGAGCGATGCGGGCGGCGGTCATTGGTCACCCTTCGGCGGCTTCATGCCCTTGATGTTGCCCAGCTTTGAATTTGCCAATTCCAGGCTACGGCGAGCCTTGGCAACTTCAGCCTGCGCCCTAACCATCAAGAATTCGTGCGCGGCTTCCCACGTGTCGTGGTATTGCGCGTACTCGGTCATCTTTGCTTCGCGCCGCTCTTTCTCGCCCTTTGGCTGGAAGCCATTTGTAGGGACGTAGACGGAAGCCTTGGTCTCGCGCAGAACCTCGACTCGTTCGATCGGCTCACGCGTAAAACCAGTTTTGAACTTCACGATTCCCATCTGCTGCTCCTATCTGGCCGGCGGCGCCGGCGGTTGGTTTATTGGTGTGTTGCTTGTGCCGAATCGAGATCACGCCAGAACTGCAGTTCGTTCTCGACAGCCCGGAGCGCGATGTCCAGACCAGTGACCATCCCTTCGGTGAACTTGTCGGTGTGGCTGTGCTGCGTGTCGCGAGCGGCTCGGATGCAGTTGCGCAGTGCTTCCAGGCTTCGCGTCGTGGTCTGCGTGCTCATATCAGGTACCCAATCTCACGATTCCAAGCCATGCGCTCGATTCGAGCCCACTGCGCCTGTTCTGCGCGGTCCTTTTCGATCTTCTCGACCTGCTCGATAGCCAGAACCTCGGCGTCTGCCTCGATGACCTTGTCGCGGACCTGCTCGAAAGTGAGTTCGCCGGTCACAAGCTTGTTCAGATCGTCTTGGGCAAACGCGAGGTAGTCGGTAACGTCGCTGCCAACGTCACGGATAGTTTTGGTGTCGCCAGCAGCAATCAGCGCCTTCGTGTAGGCGGCGTTCTTTTCCGTCAGCTCGCCGATCTTGGCTTCGCGCCATTCTTCTTCGGACATGCGGGCGTTCATGCGGCCTCCGCTGCGGCAAGGGCCTTCTTAACGATGTTCTCGCGCTGTGCTTTGCGCGGATGGCGAGCACAGTCTTTCAGAGCCGCTACCAGCCGCTCGTTACGTTCATTTGCTTTTGCCAACTCGGCGGCCAGTTTGGACTGTTGCTCAACAGCTGCCGCGTAAACTTCATTCGTGACCATAACGTTCTCCATCTGCCCTATCGGGCGGTAACTGCCCGCAGTAGCGGGCGCGGGGTGGTTAGTTCGTGTCGCGGGCCGTGCGCTCGACCTCTGCGCGTTTTTCAGCTTGCTCGCGGCGCTGTTGGTGCTGCAGCTTGTCGAAGGCCCCTAAGACTTGCCGCGCGTACCGCTTCGCGGCCAGGTCGATAACTTTTGCAGGCTTGTCCATTAGGCGGCAACCAAGAAAGTCGG